ATGATGCACCACCAGTTGTCCAACTAGAATCTAATGCAACCCATGCACCGCCTTCTCCAATCCAATAACGGACGTTAGTAAGAGTTGTTACTTGTTCGATGGTAACATGATAGTTTCCATTAACAACTGTTGCGGTAGGTGCTGCTGCGGCTGCTGCTACAATTTCAACACTTGGTGTTACTGCTGTCCATCCACTTGCTGTGTATTCAAAAATACCAAACTTAGATAGTGTTGGATTTACCCAATAAGTGTTTGTCACTGGTAAGCCGACTGGCTCTGCTGTCTTAGGACGAAGTGCCACTAAATCGACATCTGCACGAACAACATATGCTGCTGATGCTTGACCTAAGAATGAATATGCTGCTAATAGACCGTAATCATTAGTTTCATCGCCTTGTTGTACTGTACTTGATACTGTGCGGAAATCTACATTTCCGAAGTATTGAGTTAGTTCACGTTGTGATGTTACTAGGACCGGGCTTCCTGCTACTGCTGATTTGGTATATTTTGCAATACCATCAATTTCTGTGCCAGTTGGGTCAACTTTGTCTTGACCTGTAGCGATGAAAATCATTGGTACTGTGCCAGCGCCTGCTGGGCCGTATACCGACTCGTCTGTTATTTGTACCTGTGTTCCAGGCGATACAAGATTTGCCATTTTTGGAGTTCTCCTTTATTTTATTTTACATGTAATTACTAGTTTATGAATCTATATCATTGTTAGTATTTAGCGTAAGTTAAAGAAAATGCTCTATTACAGCGTTAACATAGTAGTTTAATAGTGTTCTGTCGGAAGACTTCTAATGTTGATGTGTTATACATAGTATGATTAAATTCCCATCCCGCCCAACTAAATTCACTTGGGTGAATATCGGGGAATGCTACTTCCATATGATTACCATGATCGTATATTTGATATTCTTCTTCTGGTGGTGTGGTGTTTGTGGTAACTGCAATGTCCCACCATTTTGGTAAATCATGTCTCCACACAGATGCAGTAGTTCCGCCTAATCGCTTGATTACATCTAACTCGTTAAAGAAGCGACAATCAGAAATAACAATATTATTATCAATTTGTAAAATCTTACGTTCTGCGGCTGCTACCCATATATCTGGATTAAAATGTGTTCGCATAACATCTGTACCGATATACTGCAATGCATATCTAGGTGTAAAATTAGGTATTCCTAATCTATTAGACCACCATGTGTCTACTTTCTCTCTCCAAACCCTACTCTCAGATGTATTACCTTCTAATAGAGTACGATCCCAACTAAAAATATTCGCAACAGCATCTTTCAATACTCCTGCGAAACTAACTCTTTCAAATCCTTCTTCAATCAAAAAACCTGCTGCTGTGTCTTTGCCATGTCCGATCAATCCACAAATACCGATCAATTTATTTTTCATATTACCTTCGTTTATTATGTTATCCTATTACAAACCCTAAACCACTACTTCCGTCATTGAACAACGTCAATTCCGTTTCCAACTTGTCAATTTCTGCTTCTGCTGATGCTTGTAGTTCACCAGAGTTCATTGTAGTACCACCTTGTGGTCCTGCGATCTGTGCGAACTTACCACGTGCTTGTGCAAGCATTAATTTAGCATGACATAATGCAAAATCCTTAATCCAAGGACCAGCGTATATATCTTTTAATAAAGCCTCTAATGGGCGATGATTGAATACGTGAAGAATACATATATCGTTTGCTTTCATCATTCTATGAAGAATTAATTTACTATCTGACTTACGCCATGTAAACATTATCTCTGCACCAAATAAACGACCCATTGTTTCTCTATTCTGTTGTAAGAAATCAAAACTTGCTAAACCACCACTGCGACTTGAACCTAATAAATAAGTATTCAAGTAATTTGCTTGGAATGGTTCAAAATCGTTTCCAGTTCCCGATGATACACCAGTTGTACGGCGGTATATATCAGTTACTTCGTCTATTTCACTAGGTAATGTATATTCTGCAACATCTTTCAATAATTCTAATGAAACATAACTTTCTTCTACCGAATTTTGTGCGCGTTGACGATATTTTTCTACTGCTTTCTTGATTGATAGTTCATAGTGTTCTGGATCTAATTCCACGTCCACCATTTGACCACCTAATCGTAGTTCTATTTCTTTAATTAATTCAGATTGTGCCGACATAACTATATTCTCCTATTATGTATATTTATCAAATAGTATACCTATTTGAACACTGCAAGAATAATAGTCTCGTCATTAAAACGACCATTCAATTTTGTATCAGTGGTAGTCAATGATTTGAATGTCTTTAATGCTTTCGGCTTGGTAATCTTCTTAAATTCTGGTAAAACATCGCTCGGCTTTCGTAATGTCTTCTGTGTGCTAACCTCTTCGTTAAAGTTTAATAACGTAGTTCCCTTAACTTTGAAACCATCTGCATCAATTGCTACATATAATCCTAGTTTTCGGTTCTTACAATTAAATACTACGGCTGCTACTGCCCCAATTAATCCACTTGGTGCTACACTCGCAATACCATACGAAGAATCATTTGATTTAAATTTCAATTTAGATACTAACTGATCTGCTGACTTCTGCTTTACTTTACGCGGAGCCTTTGTTGCTTTTTGCTCAACAATAACAATATCACACGCATCAATTATCTTCTTGTGCATTGCGATTATAGCCGCCAACTGCTTTGCATTGAAATGCGAATATGCTTCTGCTAATTGTTCACATGCATCTTGATCTTCTTCGCTTAATTTCTTGAATGCTGCTGGTTTTGGGATTGATGCTGCTTCTAGCAATTCTTCATATACATCACTATAAAAACTTTTAATGATACGAGCGTGATTTGCCTTTGCGTCTGCTACAATCAAAATTGTATGGGGATCAAACTGTGCTACTAACTTAATATCACGAGATACTACAAAATCTTCAATACCATCATCAATCGGTTCACACATTATAGTGGCTGCTTTGCGCATAATATCTTGAATGCTCGGTGCTGCACTAACTGCGACTGCACTAACCTCTTCAATTAACTCTTCATTGCCAACAATGAGTAATCCTTCTGCGATCACATCTGCAATACCACCAGATACAAATTCACTAACTGGTTTTAGTTCAGATGAAGTACCTTTCAGTCCGCGCCACATATCTGCATGATTTTGCTGTAAATCAGGCATACCAGTAGTCAACAGTTTTGCGTAAATTCCAACTTGCACTGGAATATGCGATACTGCTTTTGCTGCTTTGATATCTGATGCGCTATATTCGTTTTGTTTCATGTATTCATACACATAACCACGCAAATCTGCTGTCTTTACATTCTGATAATACAATCGTGCAAACGCTGAACGCTCTTTATGGAATTTATCACCAGACCATGTTTCTGCCGAAGACCAATCAGGATCAGTGAATCCAGTCTTCCGATTAATTTTTGCCCTAGGCTTCTTGCGAGGTACTTTGATGCTAATTGCCATGTTATAATTTCCTTTCGTGTTTGATTTAAATATACTATACACTACTTATAGTTTTTTGTCAAATATTATAGGGGAACGGCTTCATATAAGCGTTTTTGCTTGATATTCCACCTTTCAACGATAGGATTACCATCATCATCTTCATTAACCACGATATATGCAACGCCTTTCTTAACATTAGCATAACGATACCCATAATCAAACGATGATCTCTCTGTTACCCATACTAAATGAGGATATGCATCAAGATACGGGATTTTTGATTCATCTAAGTTCTTAGAAAATTCAAATAAGTTGTCAGTTGTCTTTTCTCGGAAACAACCTAGAATTGAACTGTCTCCCTTGTCAAAATAAACAGATGAATGTGCAAATGCCATAATTATACTCCCTTTGTGTTGTATGTCTCGTCATAGTTGCTTAGAGGAGACATTTAGCGTACTGTAGCGACTGTTTATGCAGTACTACAGTGACAAATATAAACCAGTTTCTTTTTCAATTAAATCTTGCATCATATCACAGTATATTCCATCATGTGATGCAACTTCTGCGATCTTAACACCCCAAATCTTACTAAATGTAATGTCGTATGTATCCATAGAGTTTAAAGCAACCTTAACATGGTTAACTCTCTTACTTCCCATAATGCGAAAAGAAAGATCATTACCGCTAGTGGCTAAATTCTTAGCACCCATCATATACAATGCCTTGTTACCGATTTGATTTTTAATAATAGAAGCAACTTGTGACATAATTTTTCTCTCTTTGATTAATTAACCTACTTAACCATTATAGCAAGATGCCTTACATTTGTCAAGCGTTTTTGAAATCTTTTTGCATAAATACTCTATATATAAGGAGTAATCTATGCCTCGTTTAAGTCTCTATCGTGCGACAAAAACCAATGACTTTAATTTTCATGACAGAACCATCAGAGAACAGTTTGATATCGGTGGTACTGCTATACATGTTCATAAATATCTTGGACCCAAAGAAACTATCCACAGCAAGGACCCAACTGAACCAAATTATGGTTCTGGTCTTGAACTTGATCCCACACTTGGCATTGAAATAAATCCCGAAGGCTTTATTAATGAAACTAAGATACAAGACTTGTTGTTTATGGAAAATCGTGATCGTAAATATGATCCAGACATTTTTGAACTACGAGGTGTATACAACGTAACAGACAATGATTTTGACTTGACACAATTTGGTCTATTCTTAACTAATGACACAATGTTTATCACATTTCACACAAACGATATGGTCGCAAAGGTAGGAAGAAAACTCATGCCGGGCGATGTACTAGAATTACCTCATTTACGAGATGATCTTTTACTAAACCATGACAGAAATGCTATCAATAAATTTTATGTCGTACAAGATGCTAACCGTGGCAGTGAAGGTTACAGTCAAACATGGTATAGTCACATTTGGCGTGTAAAAGTAACACCATTGACCGATACACAAGAGTATGCAGACATACTAGGAACAGCCGATGATCCAAATAGTTTGAAACAAGATTTAAGTTCATATAAAACAGAGATAAATATTTCTAATGCTATTATACAAAGTGCTGAATTGGATGACCCATTAGGAATTCCATTAGTTAGTCATTTGTTCGGTGCTGCACCAACTGCGGTGGAATATGATCATGGTGAAGTATTAGAAAAAGGTGATCAATTCCCACAACTACCAAACGATGGTGAATATTTCATAAGAGAAGACTTCACTCCAAACCGCTTATTCGTATACCGTGGCAGTCGTTGGCAGAGATTGTATGACAATATCACTGATTCTACTTGGTCTGATAAAACATTCAATGCAAGTGGATTTATAGACAATAAAGCAACAACGATTATAGATAATAAAGAGGTGCCTGAAAGACAAGCACTATCAGATGTAATCAAACCAAAGAGTGATTTTTAATTATGGCACAATATTTTTATGACAGACAAATTCGTAGATACATACAACAGTTCATCAGATTGTTTGGTGGCTTTGATGTACAAATGGGAGTTAATGACCAAAAGATGCCCATATACCAAACTGTACCAGTTCGTTATGGTGATACCAATCGTATGGCTGCACATATTACTCGCGAAAATAGTGAAAATGTAATAAACACTGTTCCATTCATATCTTGTTATGTAACTGGACTTGACATGGCGCCTGAACGCAGAATGAATCAGCAACATGTAGATAAAGTACAAGTATATGAAAAGGCAGTAGATGAAACAACTGGTGA